TTAACCTTCCACCAGCATCTCCAAGAGCGCATCACCCCCAACGGGTCGCGGGTCTTCGCGGACCGCATAGACCTTTGTCACCCCGCTCCGACTGCGTAGCTCGACTTGCCATTCGCTGTTGATCTGCCGGGCGCGTTCACTATTGCGGATCGTCAGCACCACGGGGTTCTTACTGGTCAGGCGCGCTTGCATCACAACTTCGCCGCCTCGCAGAAATTTCACATCCGCCCAAGCTTCAAACTGTGGCACCCAGTCCGCCTGAGTTCCCCCCATATCGTCCTCTATGATCTGGCGCTTAGAGAAGGTCGCTTTGGTGGAATTATCTGACAACTTCATTTGAGCTTCCTCTCCTCTCTGAATCGTCGGCCACACGTTCCCGCCGCCTCTCTCGGCGATGAAGCTTTTTTGCGGCGGGGGTCATGACCAGCATCATTCCTGCCAGTCGATGAAGGTCATGGCGTCTTGCAGCGCCGCGCCGTCCAGCCCGGCGTCCTTCGCCGTGGCATAGGCTTGCAGCATCGCGCCGAACGCCCGCGCCTTGCCGCCGTGGTCGAAGGCTTGCATCGGCCGCACCACGTCGATTTTTACGGCCTGCCCGATTTTCGCCGTCGCCTCGTCCGCGACCAGCAGGGCGATCGGTTGCAGCACGAGCTGCGCCAGATGCCGCTGCGCCTCGCGCACCAGCGGCCCCGTGGTCGCCGGGTTCACCAGGGCGGGCAACACACCGTAGGCCATCAGGATCGCGCCTCGGGCCGCCTCCAGCGTCTCGGTGGACAGCGCGCGTTGCAGGTCCGGGGTCAGCCCCTCGACCTTCTTCTCAAGCTGCGGGTTCATCCCCGCCGCCGTCGCCTGCGCCACGCCCTCGACCACCAGCGACTGCCCCCGTGCCCCACGGAAGGATCGCCGCAGGGCCGCCATGTCCTCGCTGGACGAATCCGGCAACGGGATGATCTGCGACCCGATCGGTGCATCCTTCCACACGTCCCGCAGCGCGCCTTCGACCTGTTGCAGCAGCTCGGCTGACAGGCTGGCCCGGTGCAGCGGCGACGTGCCCGCCCAGGGCGTCACGGGCGAGCTGCCGATGCGGACGTGCAGCACCTCGGCCGCAAGCACCGTCTCCGACCGGCCGCCGCCGACCTCGGACACGCTGACCCGATAGGCGCGCGGCTCACCGTCGCGGGTTTTCATGTCCCAGTCGGTGACGGGCAACAGCCTGTCCCGGATCAGGAACACGGCCTCGCCCCGCAGCGCCAGCGACCGCGCCAGCATCGCCAGCGACCGCCGGTCCAGCAAGTCGGTGCCGGTCACGTCCGCGAGGGTGAAGCCGCTTTCCCAGAGGCTGACGCAGCTTTGCACCGTCGCCGTCAGCTCGGCCGTGCAGGATCGACCCGACAGCCATTCGGCGCGGGCCGCGACCAGATCGGCCGTGTAGCCCATCGCCACGGCGCGGGTTTCGACCGGCTCGGCCCGGCGCTTGAACAGATCCATGATGCCCATCAGAGCCTCCATCGGTTGAGCGCGTGGACAGCCCGCGCGGTGTGGTCACAGGTTGCCCGCCAGTTGCGGGCCTCGACCTGCGACTCGGGGTAGGCCGGGCGTGCCACCGTGCTGACCTCGAACAGGTCTGCCCCGGTGATGGTCCGCAGGATGCCGCCGCTGCGCTGTTCGATCCGCTCGCCCCCACGCGGGACGCGGAAGCCGGGCGACAGCCCCCGGATCAGCCCGGCCGCGTTCGCCGCCAGGAAGTCCCGCGCCCAGGACGTGCCACCGTCGATGGTCGCCTCGATCATCACCGCTTCGTCGGTGTCGGTGATGGTCAGGTTGCCCGCCGACCGGCTTGCCAGCGGCCGGTCGTAGCTGTGACCGGCCAGCAGGTGGATTTCGTCGCCCGCCTCGATCCGGCCAGCGAAAGCGCGGGGGGCGATCCGCTCGAACCGCCCCGGCGCGATCTCCGTCTCCCGGTCATAGGGGAAGACGGCGCGAAGGCGGGTTGTCCCGCCCTCGGCTCGCAGCTCCAGGCTGCCGTTAAGACCGCCCCACAGCATCAGGCTGCCAGCCCGGTCAGGATGGCGATCTGCGACCCGCGCGCCACCGTCACGTCCGCGGTCATCAGCGCGGTGAGGCGCAGGGTGCCCGACTGCGCGTCCGAGTAGGGGTCGCGGATCACGTCCAGGCCGCCCCAGATGCCGACATAGAAGGGGGCGATGCCGCCGGTGTTGGTCGTCATCACCGCCGTGCCGTCCGGCAGGGTCGGGGCCAGGGCGATCTGGCTGGCCGGGATGTGCTTGGTCAGCCGGTCCCACTGGCTCACCGCGGTGCCCGCGATCAGGTCGTCGTCCAGGTCCGCCCAGATGGCGGGATCGAACGCCACTCGAATGTCGCCCGGCGACTTGACCAGGTTGCCGTTCATGAAGGCCACCGATGCGGTGCGGAAGCCCGCCCAGCTTGCTGCCCCGGCGGCCGTGCTGGCGATGCCGTAGGTGCCGGCCCCGGTGATGATGCCCAAAGGCTCGCCATTGGCCCCGCTGCCCATCAGGATCGCCCGGTCCAGCTCGGTCTGCACCGCCGCGTTCATGTCGCGCCGGATCGCCGCCTCCAGCCCGTCGCCCGCCTGCTTGAGCGCCTTGCGGGTGATCCGCATGTGAACGCCCAGCGTATTGTCCGGCTCCAGCATCCGCTCGGCGAAGTCGAACGGCTGCGGGCCGGGAACGTTCGCGCCCTCGGTCGGTGCCCAGCCAGCAATCGCGCCCGCCGTGGCAACCGGGATCGCCACCGCGCCGGACGTGATGTTGATGACCTCGCCGCCCAGGCGGGACGCCACCGAAGCGGGGAAGATGCGGTCGATCAGCGGGCGGATCGTGACCGGCTTGGGCACGTCCGCGCTGGTCGTGGTGCCTGCGACCAGCTCGCGCTGCTCCAGCGCCCCCAGCGGCACGGGGATGCCGCGATAGCCGCCGTGCGAGCGCATTTCCTCGACCACCTCGGCCGTCTTGCCCGACAGGCTGCGGCCTTCCTCGATCGCCGCGACCACTTGGCGCAGCTCGAAGCCCGCGACCAGATCGGACCATTCCCGGCCCGACCGGGTTTCCAGATCGGCCCCGGCCTCGCGGCGTTCGGTATCCTCGGCGGTCAGCGCCGCGCGATAGCGCGTCTCGTTGGTCCGATACTCGGCGTCCAGCGCCTCCATCGAACGGGTTTCCTCGTCGTTCGGGGTGTCCTTCCCGACCAGGGTTGCGAGCTGCTGCCGGATTTCCGACTGGCGGCGCGCGATCTTTACAGAATCAAGCATGGTGTTCCTCTTTGCTCGATAGGGGTTTGTTGTCGGCCGCCAGCTCATTGACAGCCTTCCGCCAGCCGTGGCGGTCGTATGCGGGCGGCGCACGGCCGACCTCGACATGGGTTTTCGCCGCATGACAGGACGTGCAGCGCATGGCGCAGTTGTCCGGGTCATAGGCGAGATGAGGGTGTGTCCTGACGGGCAGGATATGGTCGCACTCCAGGCGACCACGGCTCTTGCCGCAGTCCACGCATTTGAAGCCGTCGCGTTCCAGCACGGCCATCCGCAGGGTTTTCCAGCGCGGCCCGCGCGTCACGCGGCGGGAATGGCGCTGCCACTCGGTCACGCCCATGCGACCCTCGCTTTCCGCTCGGGCTGCGCCAGCATCCGTTGCCCCTGCGCCACGGCCAGCACCGTCGCCGCCGCCGCGTCGATCCGGCCCAGGCTGCGGGCCTTCGCCAGCTTGGCGTTGCCTGCCGGGTCATTCAGCACGATCGCGTCGGACATGGCGGACCGCAGCAGCAGGGACGGAACGCCCTTGATCTCGCCGTCGAACAGCGCCCGGCGGAACCGCTCGATGTCCTCGCTGCCGTCCTTCCAGCCGAAGCCCCGATAGATGAACGGGACGCGGCCCAGCCCGGCCTTCTCCATCGCCTCGGTGAACTCGGCATGGCGGAAGCGGTCGCCAACGATGCAGGCCGGGGTGACGCCCTCGATCCGGCGGACGATCTCGGCCAGCCACGGGCCGGGCGGGACCGTCGCCTCGCCCATCACCGACAGCTCGCCCCGCTCGTTCATCTGCACATAGCGGTCAGAGACGCCATCAGCGGCCCCACGATCCGCAAGGCCGGGGGTGCCGGGGAAGGTGCCCACAGCCTCAAGCCTGCCCGTCTGCGGCCAGTAGAACGCCGCTGCGGACATGGACCGCGATCCGCCCAGGTCCACGCCCAGGACCAGCGGCCCCTCGCGCCCCGGCAGGGCGTCGGGATCGACCTCGGACGCCAGCCACTCGTCCACCGTGACCAGCAGGCTGCGGTCCTCGGTGCTGACCCTCTCGTTGCGGTTGAGGTTGCGGAAGCTCGACAGGGCAGACCCGCCCCGCGCAATCGCGCGCTTGGCCTGCGCCACCAGCCATTCCGGCGTCGATCCGATGCCCTCGACCGCGCCGGGGTTCGCCTCCAGCAGCGACGGCAGATCATCAGCGGGAAGCCCGAAGGCAGGCCGGTGTTCCTGCACATAGGTGCCGGGCGGCGGCTCATCCAGCCAGCGGCTGAACGTGTTGGCGTCGTCGGGCGCGCTGGTCGAGATGATGAGCGCCCGCCCGTCGCGCTTGCCCAGCCCCGACAGGATCGCGTTCTCCAGGTTGTCGCCCTTCTCGCGTTCCCACGCGGCCCGCTCGTCCATGATCGCCAGCGTCGGCGCACCGCCCAGGATCGACTTGCCGTCCGCCGCGATGCAGCGCGCCAGCCCGCCGCCGTTGCCCGCGAACTCGATCTCCAGCTTGGACCCGCGCCGGATGACGAACTGTTCGCGCTGGTCCTCGTCCAACCCCTCGATGAAGCCGACCAGGAACCCGAACGCGACCTTCGCCTGGTCTCGGTTTCGCGCGGCCATGATGATCTCGCGCTTGGGCTGGTCATCCCACGCCCCGACCAGGTGCCCGAGCGCCAGCCCCGCCGAAACCGCCGTCTTGGCGTTCCCGCGTCCGATCGACAGCACCCCGACCATGACGCCCTCGGCCAGCGCGCCGCGGACGAACTTGCGCTGGAACTCGGCCAGCTTGAGCGGCTGCCCGGCCAGTTTCCCCTCCGGGATTTTCAGGGTTTGCAGAAACGCAATCGCGTCCTCGGCCAGTTTCGACCCCGTGAGAGAGAGCGGAACAGGTGGACGCCGGTATCCTGCTACCGCAGAAGTCCGGGGATTGGGACCATCCTCGCACAGCCCCGCAGCGGGCCGCAGAGCGGCCTTGCGCGTCCGCCGCTGTCCCTGACCATTCGAGGCACTCTTACCCGCCACAGGGCGCTGTGCGGCGCTCATGCCCGCACTCCCCGATAGCGGGCTGCGATCCGGGCAGCGGCAGGGACAAGGCCGGGCTTGGCCTCGGCATCGCCTCGGTTGTCATAGGCGAAGGCGGCCTGTTCCATGATCGCCAGTTGCAGGTCGTCGGGCACGCTGGCGCTCGTGTCACCGAACCCGGCCTCATAGGTCAGCGTGACCGGGCCATCCGTCCAGTTGTCCAGGATCGCCACGGGATAGCGCCCTGCGCTGACGGTGCCGACCAGTGGCAGGCCGTTGACCGTGACCTCGGCATCCGGCGCCAGCGGCCCGACCGGCAGGGCGACCGTGCCATAGTCGGGCAGGACGGTCATGCCGATGGTCTGCCGGGTCAGCGCGATCTCGCAGTATGCCTCGATCTCGCGGGCTGCGGCCAAGACGTAACGCTGGATCAGCAGATCGTCGTCGTCGTGCATGACGCGCAGATGCCCCTTGGCGTCGGCCAGAGAGACAGGCGATGCGAGTGTCAGGGTGCGGGTGTAGGTCATGCTGGCGGTCCCGTTCAGGTCGGTGCCAGCCTACCAAGAACCGAGAAAAATCAGAAGAATATCAGTGCCTAACGTTGCCCAACAAGGCCAGGCCCGCCGCGCTGTATGTGCGAAATGAAGCGTAAGAGCGTGACAGGCGTGACATCTTGGCCCGCCCCGTCTTTCTGCCACTTCGATCCCCAGTCCGGGCGTGACAGCGTGACATGCCTTAGGCATGTGTCACGCTTGTCACGCTGTTTCCGGCTTCTGGCAGCGTGACATTTTCAGGAATGTCACGCTCTGTCACGCCTGTCACGCTGGGGTCTTTTTGGGGCTTTGGGGCCATCGCAATCGCCATCACAGTCGCCGCGTCTTGGACCAGATAAACGTCGTCCGTGACGGTCATCAGGCCAGCCGAAACCAGATCAGTGCGGACGCGGTGGAAGGCTTGTCGCTTGGACGCGACAGAATCGCCGGTGTGCTTGGAATAGAACGCATCCCGCCAGTTATCGACGTGGACACCCCGGAAGCCCTCGCCGCCCCATTGGCCATGCGCAGCTGCCGCCGCTTCATACGTCGCCAATGCCAGCTTCCGCGCAGGCGTGAGCCGGTCCTGCCGCTCGGGCCTGTCCGCACCGCGCAGCACCGCGCTTTTCGCGTCCTCGCCCAGGTGGATCGTCTCCAGCGTGAAGAACAGATCGGGGGGCGGCTCGGCATCTTTCATCTTGGTGTTGATGAGCTGGACCTCTCGCCCTTCCTTCTCCACCCGGAACTCGCAATCCAGCGCGCCCTTGAGCGCCATTGCGCCCCGCGCCCGGTTCTTTTCCTGATGCCCGGAATGGTGGACGATCATCACCACGCAGCCCGGATAGCGGGCTTTCAGGTCGTCCATTGCGACAATGAAGTTGCTCATGTCCTGCGTGTTGTTCTCGTCGCCCGCGCCGAAGTTGCGGGCCAGCGTGTCGATGATGATGAGCCGGGGCGTGCCGTGCGTCCGCGCCAGCGCGTCGGCAGCTTCCGCAACCGCCTGCGCCGACGCCCCGTCCAGGAATTGCGCCGCTCGATCGCTCTTGAACATGGGCAAGCCCCCGAGGGAGACTCCCCGCTCCTTGCTCCAGGCGGCGAAGCGCCGGGCAAGCCCGTTGTGGCCCTCGCCCGCGATGAACAGAACCGGACCCTGCATCACCTCTCGGCCGTGAAAGTCCGCACCGCTGGCGACACACAGCGCCAGGTCAGCAGCGAGGAACGATTTGCCGCATCCCGGATCGCCAAAGATCAGCCCGAGGCTATCCGTCTCGATCAGCCCTTCCACCACATACTCGGGCGCGCGGTATTCCAGATCGCCCGCAGCCGTGAACTTGAAGGCGCTTTCCGCCTGGCGTCGGGCGACTTGAACGCGTGCGGCTGCAATTCGCGCTTCCTTGCCAAGCGAGGCCTCAAGGGTCGTTCCATGGAACAGGTCGGCCAGAAAGCCGACCTTGATGAGGTCTTTTTCGTCCGCGGACGCCACCCTGGCCGCCGTTACCATGTGACCGGCCCCTCGCGGAAAAGCTCGATCGGTGGCGGCGGACACTGGCGAACCGCGTGCCATGCATCGCGCAGCGGCCCCGCCAGTGCCGGTTCGGCGTCATCCAGCAGCTCAATCATCAGCAGTGTAGTCGAACGGTTGCAGTCGTGCGGATTGAGCGGCGGTTCCGAGTCAGCAACATCGCTGCGCAGCTGTTCGGCGGTCACTTCGCCTTCGGTCAATTTCCCGTCTACCAAAACCAAATCGCGCAGCATGTGGCACGCGGTCCATGCGGCCCACGCCCGCTGTTCCGGGCGCGATTCGCGAAACCTGAACCAGGTCGCCTGACGCAGTGCAACGCTCAGGGGGTAATGCGCGGGGTGGAAATCATAATTCGCCGCTGGCGGCGTGGTGCCGAAAGCGGCGACGAACCGGCGAACTGCGGCAGAGAAGTCAAGAGCCATCATGCCGCCACCCCGCGCGCCTCGATCCATTCGAGAACTTCGGCCGTCTTCCAGAAGCGGCGCTTGGCGATGTAGATGGGCCGGGGGAAACGCAGGTTCTCGTCGTTCAGCCAGCGATGCAAAGTCATGTCGCTGACGCCGCCCAGCAGCTCCTGCCGCATGGGGGTGGCCGCGATCAGCAGCCTGTTGTCGGTGGTGTTGGGGTCCATAGCATCACGCCTCTTGTTGGAACGTGACGCCCAATGTTCACACGCAGTCAGGCATGTCGCAGGGAAGAAACCGCTTGGGGATTTATTCCCTTAGGCGGACGCGCTGCCGATAGAGGCCTTCCAAGGTCCTCGCCCTCTCGTCAGCACCTGCGCGGCCTTCTTGATGCGCTCGCTGCCGTGCCGCTTCTGGTATTGACAAGCCACTTGCGATCAGCAGCCGCATTGCATCCATATGCTCAATTTCGTTTGTCCAAGGCGTCGGCAGCGACGGGCGGCCGCCTCGCCGCTTTGCGCGTTCTAACACTGCAAGCAACGATTTGACCTCTGGGTATGTCTTATTCGCCAGCCCAAGATCGTCATAAACACTGCGAAATCGTGCGGCTTGCTTCGGGTCTGGGGATTTAAGGCCCGCGAACAGGTTGTCCAGTTGGTCGTCAAGTACGCTTGATTTCCGAAAGTCGTCTGATGTCGGCCGCGCCGCGGCAAGATGGGGGTTTTCTCGAAGGAATTTCTCTTCTGCGCGACGGCGTTCTTGATCGTAGATCGCGCGCGTATTGGCGACGAATTCCTCGTAACCGCCAGCTATCTTAAGACTGTCAATTTTTCGAAGTGCCGCTTTGAAATCGTCAAGATAGCGAAGGCCGGTGTCGTCCGCGCGCTCCAAAGCTTTCAGCATTTCGGCTTCGACATCGTTCTCGTCTCTTGTTACCAAGATGTCAGCGTATGACAAGCGTTCCGAAAACATCAGAGCCAT